CGGCAAGGTCGATGCTCATCCCGCCGAGGCGGTACATGAGCGCGTCCTTGATCAGCGAGTGCAGCAGCGTGAAGCCGTCGTTTTCCGTCATGAAGCAGTGGGTGACATAATCGGTCGCCTCCTGCGCGATCTTCTCCTCCCCAGGCTGGCCGGGGACGAACTGCACCACCTGATCGGATCCGGTGAAGACTTCCATTAAGCCGGGCATCACCGATTCGACGGTGTCGGAGAACTCGGACGTGACGACCTGGGAGGCGCCCTCCTGCTCGTCGCCGTAGGGGCGACGGTCATAGTACTTCAGCGATTGGTCGCGCAGGTCGGCCAGCGTGCCGGTCTGGTAATCGCGGCTGCTTTGCTCCTCCTTGCGCAGGATCGAGATCAGGTCGTCGTCGTCGAGGGGGCCGGAGTCAGCCATGGGACGCCACCCGATGTTGGTGCCATTCCGCGAGCGGACCCGGAAGATGCGGCTTCATGTGTAGTAGCCGGCGATCGACCCGGCACAGCCAGCGCCAACGGTGATCCCACGTCTTGACCGGATACCACGCAAACCAGCGCCACCAGCCGGTCAGCGGCTCAGCGAACAACATGGCCGGGGCGTCGTCGAGGGGGCCGGTGTCAGCCATGGACGTGACTCCATGACTTTCCGAGCCTGATTTTGCTGATCAGCGTTTGGTTCACGCCGTACTGCGCACCGATCGCCTTCTGCGTGCCGACAGCAGCGCGGATCACCCTGACTTGGTCATCAGTAAGTTTTGCACGCCCGTTTGCTTTGCCTTTGCAACCAGGACTACGCCCACGGCCCTTTGCCCACATGTCTGCGTTATTGGCGGCGGGCGGTCCCAACCAGAGATGATCCGGGTTGATGCAGGTCCTGACATCGCATTTGTGGCACACGAAGAGGCCGGCAGGGATCGGGCCATTCTTCTCGACCCATACGAGCCGGTGAACCCCGAGAAATGAGCCATCGACCCAGATTTTCCCATATCCGGCGCCATCACGGGCGCCGGTCCAGACGTGGCACTCGCCTTCCTGACGCGTATAGCGGTCCAGGCGCTCGGCAATGGTCGGGCGGCGCTTCATTTCACCATCTCCAGACGCTCACGCGATACGAAGCGCGTCATGAAGGCGTCGAGCTTCTGCGCCCGGCTCGCCTCGAGCATATCCATAACCTGCGAGAATTGGCGCTTCACTTCGCCCGCGTCGACCAGCGGCTTCCCCGTTAGATCGACCTCACGATGGCTCGTCTCCATGAGCGTCGGGCGCTTGAAATATGAATGGTAGTCTTCGGCATGGCTGTTTCTGGCCCACCACAACGAACAGTAATCAGCACCGCTTACCCACCGCCCCGGGACAACCTTGCCCGGCGGCGAGACCTCGACGAACGCCATGCCATCAGCAGGCGTCGGCACGTAATACGCACCTTCGCGTACGAACTCCGGCATCAAGCAATCCATGGTGCCGGTGAAGGCGATCGGCGCGTTTGCGCACAGGTCCGGCCCCAGCCACGCCGGGTTGTTGAAGCAGGAGTAAACGTGCAGCGCCTCGGGGCTCTGCCAGATCAGCCGAGGCCCAATCGGCAATTTGTCCGGGATGCTGCCGTGGTTCATGTACAGCGCCAGACTCTCGGCGTGCAGGTGCGCCGCCGCGATGTCGCCCAGTGCGAGGTCATTGATGACCAGAGCTCCGCTCTTGGCGGCGCGGCGTGCCTCGAGCGCAGGCGCCGCGGCCTCGAGGTCGACGCTCAGCCCAGCCTGCGCGATCGCCTCGTGGTCCTTGGCCAGCCGCCACATGTTCGCGAAGTATTCCTTCGCGTAGACGTGGTCCGGCATCAGCATGTGGAAGCCCATGCCGTCCCGGCCCGCCTGGTGCGCCAGCAGGTTCTGCACGCAGCCGACCAAGCAGAACTGGGTCGCGTACTTCTCGGCCCGCTGCTCGGGCGTGGCGTCGGGCGCAGGCGCCATCTCGGCCAGCAGCGCGTCGGGGATCGGGCGTAACACCAGCTCGATGCCGGCCAGGCGGAGCCACTGCGTGCGCTTGAACAGCATGTAACGCGCCGCCGCAGGGGCATAGATCACCAGCCGGCAGCGCCCGGCCAGGGCCTCGAGGTTGCCCCGGCTTGCCAGCGTCGGCAGGCACCAGGTGGCGAAGCGCTCGACGAACGCCCGGCCCCAGATCGGGCAGCCCATCAGCACGCTGTCGGTGCGGTATGCGGCCGGCCGGCCGTACAGGACGGCCATCTCGGCGTCGAACCATGGCTCGAGCTTCCTGGCCACCTCGCGATACTGGCTCGTGGGCATCAGGGGGCTGGGCTCAGCCATCGGCGGCCTCCGTCGGGCCGTAGACCACCCACGTCGGTACGCAACTCTCCTGATGCTGATCTTGTCCAAAATTCCACGGCCGACGTGTGTTATCGAGTTCATCGTCTCTCACAAGCGCCTTCACCCCGGAAATGCATTTCGGCTTATGCAGAAAGGTCCGGCGAGGCGCGCACGCGCCGCAATTTGGGCAAAGCCAGAAACTAGCCATCAGCGCCCCCATCCCTCGCAGCGCGCACAGCGGCGCGAGCCATCAGCCGGCGGAGGCAATGGGCATTCGCAGGACATGCAGCGCAGGCCCGCCATCTTCTCCAGCATGGCGGCGTCCTCAGCTGCGATCTGGGCGACCTCGACCTCGGCAATGATCTCGTTGATGCGGCTTTGGGGAAACGGGGTTCGCATCACACCACGCGCCTCTTCAGGGCCGCATACAGATCCTCCGTCCGCCGCGACTGCCGCTCGTCCTTGGCCGCCACCGGATAGGCGAAGGTCAGCGCCAGCGCGTCGCCATCGTCAGGGCTGGCCAGCCCGCGGCGCCGCATATCCTCTTTCTTCTCCAACAGGATCGCGTTGGCGGCGTCGTAGCCGTACTCGACCCCCACGAGGTCCGCCTCGAGGTCGCGGTCGACCGGCAGGCTACCCGTCGTGCACCAGTTCTTGAGATAGCCCCACATCTCGGCGCGCTTGTTGGCATAGGCCGCCGTGGCGTCACCTATGCTGCCGCGGTCGGCCTTGGCGCCGAAGTTGACGGCGACGACCTGGCTGTAACCGAGCTGCTGGAGGCGGTCGAAGACGCCCGCGCCGATGCCGGTGGCATCCACGAACACGGCGGCCGGCTTGTATGCGTCGATCTGCTCACCAACCCGTGAGGCAACCTGCATGAGGTCGGGGATGCGGAACTTGGTCGCCGGCAACGTGCGTGCGTCGGTGCCCTGCCTGAACCGGATGACGGTCTGGTCCTCGCCCTGGCGGGCGATGTCGACGCCCATGATGAGCGGGGCTTTCTCGTCCTTGACGACGGGCCGTGCCATGGCGTGCTCGACGCGCTCGCCGTCGATGAACTGGGTGCTGCCGGCGCGGGGGAACTCGCCCTTCACACGCACGCGGACGAAGTCTGAGTCCTCGCCGTAGTCCGTCACCCATTGGGCAGCCTGTTCCTTGTTGACGAAGGAGACAGAGCGGCTGTCGACCTGCTGGCGGTTCCAGCGGTGCTTGAGGGATCCGAAGCACTCGCGGAATCGGCCGGTGTTGCGGGTGGGATTGCCGAGCGCGAGCCAGACTATTTCCGTCGCTTCGTCCGTGAGCGCGCCTTCCGCGACTTCCCAGACTTTGTCCGCGATGGCGCTCGCTTCGTCGAAGATGAGGACGATGCGTCGGCCTCGGTTATGGAGGCCGGCAAAGGCTTCCGTGTTGTTTTCCGACCAGGTGAGGGCATCGGCTTTCCAGTTGTCGCGGTGTTCTGGCGAATTGTGGAAGAGGCTGGTGGCGGTGGCGGTGAACCAGTGGCGGGCCACGAACATGCGATACCACTTGTGCAGCTCGGGCCAGGTCTTGGTGCGAAGCTGGGGCTCGGTGTTGGCCGTGACGGCGACGCGGGCATCGACGCAGGTGGCCATGGCCCACAGGATGACCCAAGCGACGAGAGTTGATTTGCCGACGCCGTGGCCGCTGGCGACGGCCTCGCGGATCACGTCGTCGTTGCGCTGGAGGCCCTTGCCGATTTCCGTAAGCACG